TCAATGAGGATGACATCAAGAGGGTGTTAACAGTCGTGAAGGAACTATCTGTAGACACTGATGTTAATGCAGAATGGTTAATTGAAACGACAGAGAAATTCTGTAAAGATAAGGCAGTATATAATGCAATTGTTGAAGGTATTTCAATCATTGATGGAAAAGACAAAAATAGAGATGCAGATGCAATACCATCTATTCTCACCACCGCTCTGGCTGTGGGTTTTGATAATAGGGTGGGGCACGATTACTTACTTGATAGTGCAGAACGATATGAATATTACCATACCGTAGAGGAGAAGATACCATTTGATCTGGAGTTCTTTAACAAGATAACCAAGGGTGGACTACCACCTAAGACTCTGAACATTGCACTCGCTGGTACAGGTGTTGGTAAGTCACTGTTCATGTGTCATGTCGCTGCAAACTGTATGAGTCAGGGTAAGAATGTACTCTATATCACACTAGAGATGGCAGAGGAACGCATTGCAGAACGTATTGATGCGAATATGATGAACATCTCTATGGAAGACCTTCATGATCTACCAAAGAATATGTTTGATGACAAGATACAGAAAATCATAGCAAAGACCACTGGTCAACTCATTGTCAAGGAATATCCTACTGCATCTGCACATAGTAATCACTTTCGTGGACTGATCAAGGAACTTGCAATCAAGAAGACTTTCAAACCAGACATCATATTCATCGACTATCTGAATATTTGTGCATCATCAAGATTTAAGGGAGGGGCAAATGTCAACTCATATACTATGGTTAAGTCGATTGCAGAGGAACTTAGGGGACTCGCTGTTGAGACAAACGTCCCGATTATGTCTGCAACACAGACCACTCGATCAGGATTTTCGAATAGTGACGTTGGTCTTGAAGATACGAGTGAAAGTTTTGGTCTGCCTGCGACAGCCGATCTCATGTTTGCACTTATATCTAACGAGGAACTAGATGCACTCAATCAGATCGCAGTCAAACAGTTGAAGAATCGGTATAATGACCCTACTGTGAACAAGAGATTCGTGATTGGTATTGATCGTGCAAAGATGCGACTCTTCGATGTCAAGTTGAGTGAACAACAGTCACTACAGGATGCAAATCAGACAGGCGATATACCAGACGCATTTAGTGAACCAGTATTTGACAAAACAGATTTCGGAGGATTTACAGTATGATTGATTATAGGTTTTTGTGGAGTGAGCTCAGTTGGAAGATATTTGATGCTGGTGCTATTCTGTTTGATGACAAAAGTAACGATCTTCGATCCCTACCAAAGTCGGTTCGTTTGAATCTACTGATCACACTATCTACAATGTGGTCAACAGTTTTCACTGTGTGGACATTCGAGACAGTCTATTCTATGTCATATGGATGGGGTGGATTGGTACTTGGACACATACTATTCATCATAGCAACATACTTCACATTTCATTCATTCAAGGCGACAAGAGAACAGGCCAAGAAATCATTTGGAATACGTACATATGATGAGTGCTATGACTATCTTGCGAATAGGGAATAGAGACTATGATAGCCATTCTCATTACCATGCAAATACTAGGTGCATCAGTGACTATAGATGTTCAGAAATTATATGGTGCAATGTCTATGGGTACATGTAAAGAACTATTACCAATCGTGATGTGGAATTATCGTGCAAGTGAAGGATATTGCTGGAAAGGTGATATTCTACAGAGAAATCAAAGTACTCGACTTATCGATCCCAAGATTTGATTGCAGTAAAGTTATTGTAAGAGAATTCCATACGATCAACCAGTTTGACCGCATTTCCTTCTAATCGATCAATCGCCACATATCCCTCTTGATTAGTGACTTTAAATCCATTCGCAGTACGAACAAACGTACCAATACCCTTGACAGAGTTTAACTTAGACACGATCATCATCTTACCGTCTACCAGAAGGTTCTGAAAGGTGATTATCTCACTTAGATTCGAAGTGTGCCTACGAACCTCTTTTACAAACTCTTTTCGCATATTCTTGTATTTGGTCTTGCCCCCTTCACTCTTAGACTTAGTGATCAGGTCTTGGAGTTTGGTACTTACCCACTTCTCATAACCAATTGCATGAGCCTTCGGATTTTTGATCTTTTCACCCGCTCGCACCTTACTGTTGTTATAGGTCTTGAGAGAAGCACCCGATAGATTACCGATCATCTTTCCCTGTAAGGCAAGAAATGTTCTAAGTTTGTTCGCATTGATACGTTGAAATGATTTCCCAGTATTACTGAGTATTTCGGTGATTTTTGTAGTCTCAGAGGCCGTAAAGATCGCTTTTCCAGAAACATCCTTATATGTCGCATCATCCATCCATACAGAAGAGGGTTTCGACAAAGAACTGATGTTTGCACCAAAGGACGCCTTCATGCCTTGCAGTGTTTTCCCTGAGTAGGTAGTATGAAAGACAATACCAATTTTAGTTTTATTGATACGTTTTCCAAGGTCACTGTCCACAGGCACTGCATATACAATGGTATTCGGTTGGAATGTATAGTAAGAAACACCATCTATTCTCGTATTCTCTATGTCATCCGTCCACATAAGATCACCCTGTAGGACACCCTTTATACCAAGTTTACTGAATTCCTTTAACGCTACCTTGAACTTACTATTCAATGCACCAGATAGATCATCATCAATTTCTTTAATAGACTTATATAACTTAGGATTAACATTGAACACAGACTTCTTTGCAACAAAGAACTTGCCATCATCAGGATCAATACCAGTAAAGATCGCTGGAGCACCATCCCACTTAACAGTCATATTCACAGAAGAACGAGATGCACCTGATAACATGTCACGTAGAGAACGAAGAAAGTTAAGAGCAGCCCTTCCACCATCTACACCATAGTTAATGATCTCATCTTCTAAGTGTTCAAGGTGAAGGTTCTTGCCTCCCTTGTCCTCTGTAAGTATACTATATGAATTGAATGTCATCATAGTAGTATTTATACCATACGTAGAGGAGAATGTCAAGCACTATATTGCGGAGGAGTTCTCACGACTTTATTGCATTTTACTCAGATTATGCAGCATTTACCGAATCATTAAAAAGGTTCAAATAAACATGAGTCCCTTGTGATTAGAATTCGTAGACTCTCGCCAATAATACTCACAGTACCCTCGAATAATACGAAAAGGGACTTGACTCCACCCCTATAATGGGGTATATTACATATGCTAGGTATCTAAAGACAAAGAAAGAGCTTGACAAAGGTTATTGGATGTGTTATAGTTATTATAATGAGAGATAACAAAGAGGATATATCGATGAGTAAGTTAAGTTTAGTTGCAGACGGTTGGATGAGTAAGGGTGTACGAGTAGTATGCTGGAGACTTGGTGACTACAAGTATGAGATAGAAGTGTATAACATGAAATTGACTTCTAAGGAGACTAAGGTTACGATACCATACAATACTACCTATGAGAAGACCATAGCTCATGTTAAGGAGATGTGTTCAGAAACTAATGCATGTATTGTCTATTAAGTAAAGAAAGAGCTTGACAAACATCGATGAGTGTGGTATTATAAGGAATAATGGAGAGAGATTGCTGGAACAGGATTCACCTGTTAGGTCAAACGACACTGATAATCTCTCTTCGAGATTTAATTTCCTCTTAACTTGAACCCCCATCCCGAATGGTCTTACGTATATTGCTGAACAGCTAGGTGGACTGATGGGGGGATTTTCTCAGAGAGACAAGGGGGGTGTCAAAACTGGCAAAGTATATCTAATCTATAAATGCAATAAGTATCCAACGATATATATTATAGACCCCCCACCCCCCAAAACTGGAAGGGGGGTATCATACTTAAAGGTACTTAAAAAATAAATACCCATATGCAAAACATTCTAATAAGTCTTTTTTCATTGACATTACTCACAGCCTGTGGTATAGTTCCTATGTGGGTATCATTGTCACATACAGTAGCAGATGTTATACTACATGACAAGACAGGAAAGACAAGTGGAGAGCATGTTCTCTCAGGGGTTACTGGAGAGGACTGCAAGTTTATAAGAGTAATTGATACAGCTAAGTTTTGCATGACCACCAAAGAGTATGAGGACTATATTCTCTCTCTTAACTGTGATACATATAGGTGGGATACCTTTGGAAGAGTGAATTGTGCAAAATAGTGCTGAAAACTAAATTAATTAATTTAGTGCTTGACAATGTATCGTTATTAGTGTATAGTTATAACTTAAAGTAACAGGAGTACCCATATGGACAAGGAATATCTAAACTCTACAGAAATATTAAAGATTAATGTATTATTGGATGAGTTGTTAACTCCGAATATACCTATTACGTACAAACAATGTATAGAGACTCGCATTGAAGAACTTAAAAGAGTTTCACAAAACTAGGACTAAGAAAGAAGTGAAAATGAATATCGGTGATACAGTGCTTTATAACAATGAGTATGGCGAGAAAAAGTCTGGAGTGATTTTGGAGGTTGCATCTGATATGGACTCATACGATGATATGAGACTATTGGATGGTGTTCCCTACTATGCATCTAAGAAACTAACTGCAAGTGAAAATAAGCGGCGAAAATCGGCGAAAAAGTCCGTTTTATCTGAGCCTATCTACGCACCTGTAAAAGAGAAAAACATTGATACGGTTTTCCTTATAGTGAAAGAATCAAACAGAAAAACAAATGACTTTATAATGTTTAATGAGGTGATCAATGGTGAAACAAAGAGAATTGCAAATGGATAATCATATAAGAGTGATTCCAAATGCTCTCAGTGAAGAGCAATGTGATTACCTTATAGAAATGTTTGAGCAATACCCAGCACTTCATGAAAATCAGGTTAATGCGAATGGTAAGACCCTGACTCGTCTTAACCTTATGGGTTCTCGTTTCTCTCCCTTTAAAGAAGACTTAGAATACCTCTCAAACGTGTTTCTAGGGGGTGTAAGAGAGTATAGGAGACTGATGGACATACAACCTTATCAGTTTCCTTCTAAGTTTACACTAGAAGCAATGAAGATCAAAAAGTATGAACCAAATGGAAAAGATGAGTTTCCGAATCACGTAGATGTTAACTCTTTGGAGAATTGTAAACGGTTTCTTGTCATGTTTATCTATCTAGAGAATAACCATAAGGGTGCAACTAGACTTACGATCAAGAGAGAAGAGGGGCCTCCCAAGAGATTGTTCGATGATACCTATACTTCCTACTGTCAGAAGGGAAATATGTTGGTATTCCCTCCTTACTGGCCATGGGTTCACTCTGGAGAACAACCTTCGAATACACCTAAGTATATACTAGGGAGTTATTTACATTATGTTTAAAAAATATAAAATTCAACCTAATACTGGTTCCCACTTGAAACAATTCTTTGGTGAAACATGGAACCAGACTGAGGTTGATCCACATGTAGTGAAAATCATTGCAGAAGCTGATAGTGTTATAGATGTTGGTTGTGGGTTCAATCCTTATAAAAAATTTCATCAAAACTTAATTGGTATCGATATTGTCAATACAAAGGCTGATTGGGTAGGGGATATACTAGATTGGCCTGCATGGGAACGTAAGTATGATGTTGCTATCTGTTATGGTGTACTACACTTTAACTCTTATGATTGGATTCGAAAGAGGTTGGAGTGGGTATTAGAACATACTGCACCAAATGCACAGATATTGATAAAGGTTAATCCGACTCCAAAAGAAGATCAGGAAGAGAGCCTGCGAAGTTCTGATGTAGTCTGGTTTGATAAATGGAATAAAGGTCTTGCAGATCATTTTGCACAGATGTACAATCTTGAGGTATGGAACTGGAGAGAATGGAGAAATCCAGCAGATAACAGTATAAGGTATAAGTTTGATTATCGGAAAACGTAATGCGAGGTTTTGAATACTATCCAGAGTTCATAGAAACGGACACTAGAGAGTTAATAGAGATAGAGAATGAGAACATAAGACACTCTTTTATACTAGATGACATCTTAGAAGGTGCATCTATACTTGATCTGGGGTCTATGATGTGTGCTTCTGGTGCATATGCACTTATGAACGGTGCAGAATACTATGAAGGTGTAGATGTCGTGGAAACAATACACGATAATGCAGAAAAATGCATGAAAGAATACTTTCCTTCTGAGGTTTATATTATTCATAATCTTCTGTTTCTAGATTACTTTAAGAAATATAATGATTCATTCGATATTGTTCTTTTGATGAATATGTTTTACTACATTAATGACCAAAGATTGTTTTTAGAGGAGGTAGCAAAAAGATCAAAGAAGTATATCGTGATCGAGTCTCCAACTATACACCCTGTAGTAGATAGTGAGATTCCTACTGTTGTTTATAAAGGTCGATCTGAAGTAAGAAAGAATAAGAAATGGAAAGATACAAGAGGTATACCCAGACTTACAGGATTTGAGGAAAAGGTCTATTGTAAACTACCCAATCTTGCATATTTTAAATTGGTATTGTCCATGTATGGGTTTAAATACTTAAAAGATTATCATGAGTACAGTATTCGTATGTTACCAAATAGATATAATGAGGAAAACCGTTTTCTTGCGGTATTTGAAAGGATTGAAGAATGAGTGCATTAAAAAATCTTAATAATTCCATTTCTGGCCAGATGTTTCATGAGGAGTTTACTGCGAAACAGGCAATGCACTATAATTTACCACGCATGACTAAGTTTCTAAGTAATGAATTGAATGAACGTCTAGAAGATGCAATAAGAGATGCAGGCGACTTCTTTGGTGGACGTAATACATCTGCATCCTGTCTTATGACCCGATGGGATATGCACGATTACTACGATTCCTTTGCAGAACTCAGTGAAGCTGCAATTACTGTTGCAGAGAGTGGTTCTCTTGCGGTAAGAACACATCCTGACGGTACAGAAAATCCTATTAAACTCTATCAACAAGAATCTTGGGGATTGATCTATGATAAAGGACACTCTTGCAAGGCACATACACACTGGCCTTCTGTTTGGTCTTATACATATTGTGTAAAGGCATGTCCTAACTGCGCTCCTTTTCAGATGGCAAATGCATCTGGTGGTGCATACGAGATTAATCCGCATACATCTCAATTACTTGTCTTTCCTTCATGGGTCAGTCATGCTGTACCCGAACATAAATGTGATCATGAACGTATTATGATCTCTGGAAATTTGGATGTGATATGGGATTAAAAGAATTAGCGCAAGTGGCGGAAGGTAGAAGTCCACACTTAACTCGACACCCCAAAGGAAAACCTTTTTTAATAAACTTTCCTATCATACAGGAAAGACTTAAAATACGTGATGGTTTAGATTGGGAGTTAAATGGTATTATACGTATTAGACCAGACCAACAAGGACGAAAGACTAACGTAAAGGCAGGAATGTCAACTTGGTTTATGCAAGATGAGTATCCTCAGTTTCAAGAAGTGGGTGATCTTGCTATTGAGATTGCAAAAAAGAATAGTCCTTATGAGATGGATATGAATTTATATGATATTTGGAGTGCGAAGTATGTAAAGGATGACTTTACAAAGTTTCATGATCACTGGCCTCACATTTGGTCATTTGTATATTACCTAAAGTTTCCTAAAGGGTCTTCTCCTCTCATATTCTGTAATGGGTATGAAAAAGAACATATAGTAACACCAAATGAAGGTGATATTCTTATGTGGCCTAGTTGGATTCCTCATAGAGTTGATCCACAACCGTTTCAAAAGGAAAGAATCATCATTGCTGGTAATATTTCTCCAGATTATCAACCCAAAAACCGAAGAAATACTAATTTTTGGACTGAAGAAGAATTATCGAAGAAGACGATCTTCTAAATAAACTCTACCATGTCAAAAACACTCAATAAGTATCGTGTGATGATCCTTGAAAATCCAGAAGTTCCAGAAGTTTATCTTCTGCTTGCTGAAGGGTTGTCTAGTGAAGATGCACACGAATTAATCGCAATACATAGAGATCAAGGAAGAACTGACTTGACTTTAGAAGAGTATTATCCTGATGCAGGCCGTTTAGGAAGAAATCCCGAGCTCCATTAATCGTTATAAATAAGACGTAATGGCAAATGAACAATTTTATATGGGTAAAGACGGATTCGCTTGGTTTGTTGGTGTCGTAGAAGACAGAGATGATCCAGACCAACAAGGTCGAGTTCGTGTTAGATGTTTAGGACATCATACAGATAACGTAATTGAATTACCTACTACAGATTTACCTTGGGCACACGTTATGCACTCTGTTACTGATCCTTCTATGCATGGAATGGGTAATAGTTCTTCATGGTTAGTTGAAGGTTCGTGGGTAATGGGTTTCTTTCGTGATGCGATAGAGAAACAGTATCCTCTTATTATGGGTTCCTTGCCTGGAAATCCTATTGCTCCTGCTGACTGGCGTAGTGGTTTTAATGATCCTAGGCATAAGGAGAATGATCTTCAACCATACTATAATGTTGATGGAAAGAATCCAGAAGAGTATGGAGAATATGGCCCATATCCTCTAGGTGCAATTAAGGATACTACTCTTCCAAAAGAAAAACAAACTAAATTTTCCCGTCCATCTGGTCATACCTATGGTGAAACGGATACCTCTAGACTTGCAAGAGGAGTTACTTCCGAAACACATGGAGCTCTAGAAAAAAGACGTAAAACCCGAAGAACTTCTATACCTACCGCAACCAGACCACACATACCTTCCGTAGAAGATGCGTCCGTTCTAGGTACAGGTCGCCCTGATCCTGTAGTTCTTTGGAATGAACCGCATCCAAAAGGTCTTACGAAAGATGCAGACCCCTATGTATCAGCAAAATATCCATTGAACCATGTGTTCGAATCTGAAGCAGGACATATTATGGAGGTTGATGATACGCCTGGCGGAGAAAGACTTCTTAGAGAACACTCTTCGGGAACATTTGAGGAAATCCATCCTACAGGGGATAAGGTTGTCAAGGTTATCGGATCGAATTATGAGATTATTGCTGGTTCCTCTAATGTTCTTATAAAGGGAGATGTTAACCTTACGATTGAGGGAACTAAGAAAGAATTGATAAAGGGTAACTACATTCTTGAGGTAGAGGGTGACTATACTCGTAAGATACATAAGAACGAGAGAGTTAAAGTTGGAGCTGGTAAATCTGGCGGAAACCTAGAATCTGAGATTAGAGGCAACTATTCATACAACATAAATGATGAAGTTAAGGGTAGAGTTGGTAAAGATCAAACCGTTACTGTTCTAGGAAATGAAATAAGAGCAGTTGAGGGTTTCTATAAACATACTGTTACTGATGATATAACACAAAAGACTACATCTGGTTCTATGATAAGAAGTGCATTTTTAGATATTGTAGAAGAAGCTGGATTTGACTTTTCAGTAAAATCTCTAGAAGTAGATATTCGATCTGCGTGGAGTACGACTATAAAAGCTGGAATAGATATAACCGAAATCGCTGGAAATAAGATCATTGAAACTGCTGGTACTACAATAGACAGTACTGCTGGAACGATATATACAATCGTTGGTACTACTAAAGTGGATATTAACCCATAATGGCTAAAGTACATAGACATGGAGATGCAAGATCATGTGGTGCAACCACTGTAGTAAGCGTAAACACTAATGTATTTGCAAATGAAAAACTAATTGCGGTACATGGTAATTTAAACACTCATGGAGCAGGAGCATTAGTTGCTGGGTCTAAAAACGTATTCATAAAAGGAATCGCTGTTGTAAATCATACACCCGATGCCGGATTAGCTGACTCAGCAGGTCATAATCCCACCCCAACTGCAGCTGGTTCTGCTGATGTTTTTGTAGGAGATTAGAATGGATTTTAAAACACCAAGCTTGCCAGGCGCTAGTGAATTATATAATGCAATAGCTCGGAAGGTTGCAGAAATAGAGGATAAAATTTTAACGGAAACTAATCTGGCTACAACTGCAGCCGATTTAGTTGCAAAAATTGAATCAGACTTATTAGATTTAAAAGAAAAAACAAAAGGATTAATGGCAGAGTTACCAATTGCAGCTGCGTTAAATCTACAAGCAGAGTTGCAGGCTCTTAATGGTTTATCTCTAGGAACTGATCAGTATGCAAATAAGTTAGCATCAATAACCACAGCATTTGGGCCAGCGATTAAGTCAGGAGGATATGATTTAGATAGTATCATAACTGATTCAGCCTCAACAATTTCTGCCGCAACTTCTGCACTTAAAAGCGGAAGTTCTTCTGTATCAATTACATCAGCGTTGTCTTCTAAAATACCAAACTTTGAATTGCCGCCAGGAGCAGTAGTTGCAGTAGAAAAAGCAAAGGCTTCACTATTACCAGAGTTTAAAGCACTGAAAGAACTTGCACATTCTTTTTCAGAAAGTGTATCAGAAGATTTAGTAAAAGGGATATTTGGAGATAAGAAGGCAAGAGATAAATTGGCAACCGATCTTGCTGCGTTAGAAGCAAAGTTAAAACCTGCCGCAGCTGCATTTGAAGCAAAAGCTAAAAGATTAGAAAAAAGACTTAGTGAACGTAGAGTAAACGAAAGAGCAATAGAAATATTAGAAGCATAGGGGAAATATTATGGGAAAGAAAAATCTATGGAGTCCATTAGAAGAACTTAAAAATAAAGTTTCTGCATGGAAGAAAGGTAAAAAGGTTTACCTTACTATCACAAATCCGATAAAGAGCGAAACTAATAAACCTTTTAT